CGTTGACTTGACGGCGAACAATAGGAAGTTCAGCTACTCCGTTCTTGCGTAATTCTTTGATTGCTTTCTTGGCCCGCTTGGTAGTGCTACCTGGGAAAATGTTTTGAATCAAAAGAACAAGCTCATCGTCCATTTCGCCTGAGTTAATCGCGTCAGCAATCTCTGGTGACATCTCGGCAATCTGGTTCAGGTCAAGCGTTTGCAGGAACCTGCGGTCCTCTCGCTGCCATCCAACATAGGTAATCAGAATACCACGCTCAAGCAGATAGTTAGCACCGAGTTCCATTTCACGATAGAAACGTGGGATATAACCACTTGATACCATCCATTTCAAGAAACCAGATACTACCTTGCTGCGGGCAATGTCACCGCTCTCAACTGGGAAAGCACGGACGTTTGCACGATTCAATGATGCCATGAACAGCGATACTAGTCTAGTAATGCGCTCATCAATAACATGGCACTCAGTGTCCGATGCACCCTCCCAAGGGAAAGCATCAGCACCGTGCTTGCGGTGGTCACGGCTCTTGCCAGGCCACCAGTTGCGGCGGTCGTCATAGGACGTACGGCACAGGTCAAAGTACGACTCAAGCTCATTGACCGTTTGGTCATAAGCATAGCGTAGGGTTTTAATATCGGGTTCGTCACTTACGTAAGTAAGGGACTCAGAAATTGAATCATTCTGCATCGTCAGGATTTATTCTCTTTTGAATTGAGTTAAGCAACCGAATAGTATAGGTCGAGGATACGCCTATTGTATCACATAGCTCTGCATTAGTCATCGGCACTTCCGTCATGTGCAAAACATAGCGTCTAAGAATCTCCCATGAGGATAATCTATCGGCTTGTTCCCTGCACCAATCCCTGTTGAGGGTAATATCTTGCTTACATGACATGGCGATAGGTAACTCCCTGTGTGTCCTCGATTGCTTCAAAAATAATTACCTTACCCACGAGCCTACCTTGCCAGCGGCGGTGAATCAAAACGGGTACACGCTTATTTGTAACTGGATGCCTTACATAGTTCCACTTGGGGTTCGGTGCTTCTTGTAACACAACTCCCTCAAAGTGCTTAGGAATAATCTCAGTAATACAAAAGGAATCCTCTAGTATTTTAGTTCCCTCTTCGGTAACCCAGGTGTTCTTGCCCTTTCCAGTAAGACTACCTTCGGGCAGTTTTTCCTGAGCCATCTCAAGAGCTTCATCGAACTCAATCTCGTGTTCCTCTACTATCTGTGTTAGTTTTTTCTTAGCCATTAATATCCTCCTTGTCCTGTTGTAGTGGCGTACATATCATTTGAAGCGAAGTAATCAGGTCCGTAGCCACCATTGGACATTCGCAAGTAACGAAGAATATCGAAGAAGTCCTTAAGGGCCTCATCGTTCTTTCCTCGTGAGTTATAGTTAATCACACTCTCGATAAGGTTTCCGCAGTCCTCGTGTATGTAGCATTGAGGGCGGTTGGCCTCATCAATGTCATAGTTAGGATTATACGTGAACCACTCATCAAGGGCAGTGCAACCAATCTGTTCAGTCTGACCATCGGAGGGCAAGAAGCTCAATCCGTAGTCATTAAATTTAGTAAAGAGGTCAACATTGTTTTCATTCTCCTTGGCAAAGAAACGGGAGTCCCCGATTCTCTCCATTACATTAATCCCTAGTTCATCCTCAATCTCTTTGAATAGTTCAGTATAACGCTCAACGTCATAGCCGAACTTCTTAGCTGCTGGGCCGTATCTCCACTTCGGGTCCCCGAACAATGCCCACTCACCGTAACTACCCCTGTCAGGCCATTCTCTGCGGATATATATTTCACCTTCCTCGGATACACCCGCCCATAGTGCCACATAGTTCCTAGCAAAGGCTGGGTCAACTACCTGATACCATGTCAATGATTTTACATCTTTTGGGAATGCCATCCCGTATTTATTGGGTTCCTCGCTTAGAACATTTATCTCTGGACTAAAGTTAGGCAGCAACGAAGTCATTGACTTAGTAGGCAAGCCATACGCACGGACCATTATCTTATCCTCGTTCTCGTTACGCAGGTCCTTGGCTATACGGTCATAGCCCCCAAAAGGATTCTCGTCCGAGTGCAGGTAAACAACCCCAGCATCCCGCTCAGGGCTGTATTGCTCAACTGGAACCTCGCGTCCAAGCAGTTCTGCGTGGCGCGTCTTCAAGGTTTGTGAACCTTTCAGATACTCATTTACAAAAGGGGTATATCCGTCTATGGGTGTAAAGCCTAGAAGCATCTTACTGTTTCGGGTAGCAAGCCTGAACCGTAAAGTATTAACTAACGCTGCATCGCCCAGGTATTCATCCAGCCATGCCCCGATGTTTAGGCCCGTGGGGTTCTTGAAGCCGAACTCAAAGCCCTCAAGGATAGTCTGGTTATTGCTGAACTGCGTATATGTTTTGAAGTCAACCCGTGTTCTAGTATCAGGGAAGATGAAGCTACTGCCAGTGAATCCATTCTGCATTGAGAAGTTGATGTAGCCGTCAATGCTCTTAGTTTTGCGCCTGAACTCCTTGGGCATCATTTCCCACACCGCAGCCTGTTGGACCTTTACGGAGGTGTCAGCGTTCTGTGAGAAGCATACAACGTACCCGTCCGTCTCGGTAGTAACAGCCTCCATTAACATTTTGGCGCATCCTGTGGTTTTACCTGAGCGGTTACCCCCGAAGGTAATTACTTCATCATATTTGGTAAGTGCAGTTCGCATTCGGGACCAGCCCGCCAAATCGAAGCCATGTCTAAGTGGGTCTTCTTCGGCCGCACGGATGCGTCCCTCGTGCGCCTCATGGAGCTTTTGCAGAAGTTTGGGGTCCAACTCCCCCAGGGCTACTATTTCCTCGTCAGAGGGAGCCTTGAGGATTGGGTGCTGTGTGAACTCAAGCATTGTTAAAAAACCCCTTTACTTATCGGGCGAAAGAGGGAAAAGCCATACCGCAGCCATAAGGCTTTGGGACTCTGCCGTAAGGCATTTAAAATCATACTTCTTTGCCATTAATACGAACCTTTACATTTGACTTCTTTCCTTTACTCCAGTCAATGTCATCGTAGTTCTTGCTTTGCTTTTCAGCGTTATGTCCCTTTCGGGGTGCGTGTCCTTTGCCCATTTTTTACCTCCGTGTATAATCCGTTTAGTTTCTGAATGCTATATATTAAAGTGTCAATTAGCTGTGCCTGTTTAAGGATTACCTGATACTGAGAATCAATTCGGCGTTGCTGGCTGTCCATCTTTATCTTAAACGAATCCAGCTCGTCCCAGATGTATTGGATTGAGAAGGCTGATGATAAAGCTATGGCTACTACCACGGCACGTGCAACATTGATAATCCTGCGGTTCATTATTTCCTTGCCCATGTTAGTCCTCGCTCTCGTCCTCATCCTGGTTTGAATCATCCTCCTCGTACTCGTAGTCCCAATCAATATCAAGTGGGTCACTGGCATTTAAATCCTCCAACATCTCCTTAGCGAGCATCTTGCCTACTGGCGTGTTGGTGTAGTCATAGTACATATCTCCGTCATCGTCCATTACAATAAACAAGAAGCTAGGGAAGTGTTCAGCTAATTGCGCCCTAATGTCGGCGTAAAGGTTGTCGTGTTCTTGGTCAATTATCATTGTTCCTCCTTGTTGATTATTTCTGCGTCAATTATCTTTGCCTTCTCAATGCGGTCCTTGGCGGCCTTGATGGTGGCATCGTAGTCCTCCTGGCTGTAAACCTTTCTGTCCTCGGTAATTTGCGTAGCTTCACCACGGGCTGTTAATGCCTCACGTGCGGCGTTAGCCTTTGCTATTGAGAGTTCCTTGAGGTCCTTGAAGCCAACCTCCATTTCGGGGTCATTCTCCATGCGGTCACGCACCTTATCAATCAGGTCCTCCTCTAGGCTACTAAGATTCAAATAAGCCTTTGCCGCAATCCTGCCGCTGAGGTCCTTGAACTTACCCATGTGGTCGGCGTAGTCCGCCAGGACAGATATAACAGTCTCACGCTCGTACCCGTATTTGCGAACGAGTCTCGTTTGCGAACTCCCTGTGGAATATAAGTAAAGTAACTTAGCCACCTTTTGCGGGTCATATACGCTTAGGCTTTTTATTTGCAGTGCCTCCTTCTGGGATGCTATCTCACGGATGCTGTCCGCAATCTCCTGCATTAGTTCTTCTTTTTCTTCCATGATTAGATATTAGTATAACTTATTGATTACTGTCAAATCAGGAATACGATGTATTTCTTTCTTGACGGTGTAAGCGTCCATGATACAATCAAAGCCTACCTTAAGGCAGCAACATCATACGGCTTCTACATCATAAGAAGTAATACAAAAGTAAGAGCCATACGGCTTGACTGACCAAAGGAAGGGCTACCTTAAGGAAGGGCAGCCATAAGGTAGGGCAATCAGCGGTACGCCGAACTAGGGCCAGTCCAGCCCCATGAGTGAGTTATTTTTTTGAGGCCCATTTGTT